TCTTTTCTCCAGACGTTTACGATCGTAAGAGCCTTTACCCTTACACGCACGGATAACTCTCGGGCGGTATTTTCGTTCCGAGAGCTCTCTAGCAAAGATGTTTTTTACTGCTGTTTTCATAATATTAATATAGTATTTTTTTGAAAAAAATGCAACTAAAAAAATATCCAATGATTTCAATGAGTTAGTACTTGGATCCTATGGTATATTTTGCTACTAGATTCCACTTATCTTTTTCTTTAAAAGGAATAATTTTTATTTGATTAAGGGGAGCTTCTGGTGTTTCTGTTTTATTATAATCTACCTGCTCGATCAACTCCCATTCATCTAATAAATTAACTATTCTATTACGTCTTGCAATATCACCTTCAGAAAGATCAGCTTGTTTACCATCTAGTAAAAACAATTCTTTGAAATGCACAATATAATACTTACCTTGTTTGTGCAAGATATGACAGGATTGATATAATGTGTTTTCCTTTTTAGATGCAAGACCTATGCGAGAAAGTGTCTCTTTTACTTTTAGAAAATCTTCTGGACTTCTAAGTCTCACTTCCACCAGCTGGTTTATGTTGAACATGATTACCACCTTTTATTATTTTTGTTTTTATATGGTCAATCTGCTCTCTAGTCAGAACTTTACTGATCTCAAGAGCTCTGTTATAATTCACCTTATAATATTCTTGTATACTTTCTACGTCAGAACTCTCAACAGGCTTTGCCCATTTTGAAAATCTCTTAGAAACTCGTATACTATTTAGGTAATAATCATTTTGTAGTATAGAATCCACGTGATTTGCACGATTCATCTCATTAGCATATAGAACTGTATCAACATAATAAGAAAGAGCCCTGTTCACGAGGAAAGGGCTATAATCTTTTTCGGCTAAAGTTGGATTTTCGCTATTTCTAATTAGATCTTTTTTACTAATATTAATAGCGTTAACATATTCAAAAGGGTTCATAGAAACTCCAATGATACCATAACTTCTGTTAAAAATGCAGCTGTGTTAATTTCTGGATCAGCAACAAAAGCTGCTTGATATTGGTATTTTGCAATCAATACTACTAGCTCTGGAATGCTAGCCGGTTTAACATAATTATAGGCTTGATCATAGAACTTCCTAAACAGCTGCGCAGAATCTGTATCTGAGTTTTCTCCAACCCATTTACGCATCTCACTAAAGTTCTTTGCCTTAATATAACCAATAAGAGTCTTAAGATTCTCATCAGCAAGATTAACAAAGATACCAGAATCAATCTTACCGTTTACTGAGTATCTTTGTAGTTCATTAAGCACACGACGCCAATCAGGCACATGCTTATTAATAAGCTCAGCAACAACAGCTTTATCATATTCTACCCCTTCTTTAGAAAGTATTCCCACTGTTCTTTTAAAAAATTGAACTGCAAGTCTAGGTAGATCGTCTTTGGAAATTTTGAAGTCAACCACGGAGCAACGTGAGTGTAATGGTTCAATGATGCGGTGCTTGAAGTTACACGTGAGTATGAAGCCGCAGTTCCTTGAGAACTCTTCCATAAAATTGCGTAGAGCTGGCTGTGTAGAGTTGGCGTTAAGGTAGTCGGCTTCGTCGAGGATGACATACTTTCTTCCCCCACCAAAAGATACCGAGGAAGCAAATTGTTGGATGTCGTTCCGGAGTGTGTCAATATTACCATTCATCGATCCATTGATAACAATATAGTCAGCACCAATCTGTTCTAACATAGCTTTAGCAACTGTTGTCTTACCAACACCAGCTGAACCAGTAAGAAGAAGATTAGGTATATTTCCGCTATCTATAAAAGAGCTGAAGGTCTGCTTGAGACCTTCAGGAAGTATACAATCATTAATTGTCTTTGGTCGATACTTTTCGACCCAGAGAAATTCATCCATAGTTACCCACCATACGAACTAGATGCTTCAGTCATGACAAAGTAAATAGTATTGCCTGTTGACCATTTCGATATACCACGTGATGTTATTTTAACATCATAGTTAGATGAAATCAACTTAACAATGTTTTCTACTTTAAAGAACATATTAAATGTCTTATCAGTAGTACCTACTTCAATACTGAATACATCTGTTGTTGGGTTTTTAGAATTAGTAGCAGTGATTGTAATGGTATGCCCATCACCAATCACTGCAATTTCCGGAAGCTGAAGAACGCTAGTAGCCCTTACGACTCTCTGCAATTCATCTTGAGAAATGGAGAACTCAATATCAGCTCCCGGAAAACTTATCTCTTTATTAGGATCTGGTGCAACAATCATAGAAGGATCAGCATATGTGTAATTAACTGACTGACGTCCAGATACAATTCTTACTTGCTTATCACTAAAATCTAACTCAGGTTCTTTAAATAGCGATACAATACCAAGAAACTTTGCAAGTTCATAGATAGCAAATTGTTGAGGAAAAGTTTCTTCCACAATTGCTTTAGCAAAGATATTCTTAGATGGTGAAATAGTAGTAATACTATTACCAGGTGCTACCAAGAGTGATGGATTGATAGTAGAGAAGTTTTTAAGAATATTAATAGTAGCTTCACTTAATTTCATAATATAAATTTCCTTTAACCAATCTTTTTAAACTTCTTGAGAAGGTTTGGATCAGCTGATCCCATTGGTACTGGTTGAGGTGCTGCAGGTGCGTTACCTGCACGTTGTTTTTTAATGAGTTCTGCATCTGCAGTTGCTGATGCACCAATAGAAGCTAGTGCTGGCAATTTGCCACCAAACACATATGAGCCTGAATGTTGTAGATGCATCCATGGACACAACCATACCTTCATGCCAGCCTTGCGTACATTCTGACAGAACAGATAATCTTCAGAAAGATAGCGATCTGTTGAAGAATTAATCTTTGATTGTGCTTCTGCTAATGCATCAGATACTTCTTTACTAGGAACTGATTCACCTGAAGCAATACGCTTAAGAAGTTCTTCATATTTTTTAATAGGATTGTGACGATCAACTTCAGCTTGGAAATACATACCGATCTTACGTGAACCATCAAACGCTTCTGTACGAACATGATCTGGTTTATACATAATTTCTGGATAAGCAGCAAGATACTTCTTAAAAGTATCCTTACGAATCATCATAAACCCAGTACCAGTTTCTAGCACTTGTGCAGGTTCATCTAAACGAATAACTCTTGATGAAGGATCATTCTCATCAATTGCAGGGTTAAATACAAAGTCACCAACAAAATCTTCAAGTACATTAGGGTTTTGATCAGCTACACCTTTATCAACTGCCTGTTTAATCTTTTCCCAAGTAATACACTTCTTAGGATAAGGAGCTGCAATAACATCATATTCTGACTCTGGTGTCTGTAATGCCATCATAGCAATAACATCTTGTGGATTGAATCCAATGTCTGAGTCAATAAACAGGAGGTGCTCTGAATCTGAACGAATAAATTCATCTGCACAATAATTGCGTGCACGTGTGATCAATGATTCGTTAAACAAAAAGTATGAACGCACTTCAATGCCATACTTAACACAGAGTGCAGTAAGATCACACATAGAACGTGTATACATCCCACCTGCCATACCACCATACATCGGTGTTGCTACAAACAACTTACGCTTTCTAAGCGCTTCTATATCAATTTTAATTTCCATTTTTTATTTCCTTATTACCACGAACCATCATCAATGATGAATTCTATTCTAAACATTAATAGTCTAATAATTAACTGATGCATCTTAGGGTTAAAATCATCAGGTCTCCTATAATTAAAATCTAAACCCCAGCTTATAGGATTAAGAATAAACATAATTGATAAATTTGACCACCTAAGATAATTAAGTATACTTTTGATCATGCGCTTTGCCAATACCATAATCACCATCATACTTCTTTAGTGATTGCGACTTAAAGAGAAGGAACTGACCTACACGAGTTCCTTTCTTAATCTTTGCAGGTGCTGTTACATGGAGAGCACCTGCCATAACGCCATGATAGCCAGAATCGTATAGACCACTAGTAATAAACAAACCATTGCGATTAAGGGTTGATCTAGTAATAACCCAGCCAGCCTCGTCAGATCCAACCTGGATAATATTTTCCATAATGATCTCATATGAGCCAGGATTGAGGTACCAATAACCTTCATTATCTGGATTGAGTTCTGTAGAACCTCTATGCTGTTTAGTTTCTTTGCCATTCTCTTCACCAATAACAAATGTCTTATCAAGATCCATTCTAAAGATCTTTTCCACCCGGAGGTCTACTGCATTAGGTTGAATATCAGTTAACTCTACATTAGTAAGAGTAGATTGAGTATCTTGTGCTGCAATATGTATCATCATGAAGCTTCATCCATAAAAAAATAAGGGTTTTCAAATGTATCAAAATGTCCTACAATCTCCATCATAGGCTGTCCTGGAATAAATTGCCAGATATAATTTGGTTCTAACGGTCTCGAACCAGTAAATTTAGTAGATGATATATTACCTTGCTCATCAATAAACATAGGAGATATTTCATTACGAAAGAGTTGTAAACCTACCCCATCTTCATAGTATAGACAAGAAAACGTACCATCAATATTGTTTAAGTTTTTTGTATACTTGTATTTGTGTAGTATGAGATATGTATCCCATGTAATATATCCTAATGCTGCACCTGAACTTTCAATAAACTTTTTAATCCAGTTATCTTTAATAATACCATTATGCCAAAGATAATGATTACCTATATTAGCTGGGTGTATAGAATTCTCTGATTTATTATCTGTTGTAGGTGCTTGCATATGAGCAATACAATATTGCCCTTCTGGTATATTTACATCGTAAATAGGAAATAATCCTAATGCTTTTTGCATATATGTAATACGTTTAATTTTAGGATCATAGTAAGAAAATGAATAAGAATGCCCACCCCTGTATGCATTAAGCATAGCAAGTTCTACTATTTTACCTTTATCGAAACTTCCAAATATACTACACATCATAGGCCTAGAGAATTGTAAGGTAAATATTTTTCCCAATCAATAGGAGGGTTATACGGAATAGGATCTTTTACCCTTGCTTTAATGAAGTTAGCAATTCGTTCAGAGCATGAAGGACATTTTCCGCAAGAGTTGCCATTTTCATCAGGGTTATAGCAAGTAAGTGTGTAATCAAATCTAACATTACCTAACTCCTGTGCAATCATAATCTCATCATACTTAGAGAGCAAACTAAAAGGTGCTTCTAGTTTTACTTTATGTGTACGATTTTGATCTGCAACTGCATTCATACAATCAACAAACTTCTGAGTTGTATCCCAATAACCATATTCATCATGTACTTGTAACCCAGTAAACACATGAGATGCTTTGTTTGATTCTGCAAATGAAAATGCTAGTGCATTAAGAATCATATTGCGGAACGGTACATAGGTTTTAGGTTGTGGATCTCCAAGAACTTCTTTGATGGTTGGCATAGCCACGTCAGTGCCGCCGATATTTGCACTGACATCCTTTACAATATCACCAAGAATTCCAAGATCCAATACTTTATGAGCAATACCAAGATGTTGACACGTTTTAGCAGCCATCTCAAGCTCTTTTACTTGCTTCTGTCCATAATTATATGATAAAGCAAACACTCTATTATTGCCATACTTTTTAACAAGTATGTAAGTCATAATTGTAGAATCTAGACCACCAGAAAGAACTGATACTACATTTTGATCTGTATCAGGTAACTTACTTAATGCTTCGTTCATATTCATTTGCAATTTCTTCCTGTAAATACCACATTGCTTTGTGTAAATCTTCTAGACGCTTTGCTGGATCTTTTTTACCTGCTCGTGCAACATACTTAACTACATTACCGAGTGAGAAGCTTAACTCCCACGCACGAATAACTTTAATGACTTCATATGGATTATCTTTACCACCATAATGATCTGGGTGATTTACTGCCTCTTTTTTACGAGTAGTCTCTCTATGAACTGGTTGATGTACAACTTCTTTTTCTGTTGCAGGTTGTACAGCAGGTATAACCGGTCTTGCTGGAACACTACCACTAGTAATTATACTACCACCTGTTTTAATAGCCATATTATTGCCTCAATGTTTTAGTGTTTAACTTACCTGCATCAACCAAGTCTCTTGCATACTTGAAAATTAAATGATCATTAGTTGCGCGTACTGGATTAATATCAATACCACCACGGCGTGTATAAAGACATGATACAAGAAGTTGATCTGGTTCTAATAAATCATAAAGTCTCTTATAGACACATTCACATATTTCTTCATGAAAGTGATTTTCTCTACGCATAGAAACAATATACTGTAGAAGTGATTCTGGTGTTACTGTCTTATTACCTTTGATTGAGATGTAAATATCACCCCAGTCAGGTTGGTTAGTAACACGACAGTTTGAACGAAGAACTGCTGAACGCCAGTTATAATGTGCGTCAGGGTTAGTATCTTTTACTACTAAGATAGCAGGATCTTCGTTATATTGATTAAACTCAATCTTCTCTACATTAACACTATGTTCAAGAGATATAAATGAGAAATTACCAATAGGTGATGAACAGGATGTGCTTTCATCACAAAATGCTACTTGAATTGCATCTTGTTCAACACCTAATGTTTTAGAAAGGTCTCTGTAGATAATATCTACTACTTCATCAATAACATCAGAAACTGTATCACCTAAACGTGCCATATTAAATGAGTTCATATAAAGCTTAAGTGATTTTGATTCTACAATGTTAGGTGAATCAGACGGATACACACAACGAATAACCCCGCAAACAGGAAAACCGTTTGTAGTAAGGGTGGAAAACTCATAACAATTCCAAGTATCGTACCCAACAAAAGGAAGATTATCATCATCGATGTTATAGACGGTACGATTAAGATGGCGAGGGATACCGACGAGTAAAGTAGGATCAATGTTATCAGGAGTAACATAAGGTTTAACAACTGAACCATCACCAGCTTTTCCTAGGTGCACAGACGCAATATCTTCAATATTAACCATTTTTCTTTTCCTCATATGCAATTGCAAATTCTAAAAACTTAGCAGCTTTCTTAAGATCTTGAAGTACAGGATCTTTATTACCTGCTCTCCAAACATACTTAAAAGCTTGAAATCGATTATAATCTGTAAACGTATCGTTAGTAGAAGTCTTACATAATTCTTCAATCACATCAATACATTCATACTTACTATCACCTTTATAGTGACTAGGTCTAATAGCATCAGACATTAATATGCTCCGGTAAGAATTCTAACCATGATTGTAGTGAACAATCCTTTAGTGTATTATAAAGCTCTTCTTTAGTAATGCAAGTGTTATCTCTAAGAACACTATGAACTACTTCACCTTCATCTACCCCTTCAGTTACTTTATGAATAACCGATCCAATAGTATGATACTTGGCATGACCTTCCCAAGTTTTCTCTTGAGGGTCTTTACCTTTAAGTTCTGGATGTAGATGAATAGCTGCAGGATGTCCGTTAAAGATATCATGCATTGTTACAATATCTTTAGGAATAATTTTAAGATAACCATGAAGTGTTATAAAACATCTTCGTTTAGTAAAACGCAATGAGTTATGAATAGCCTCAAAGTTCATAATAGTGACCTTATCTACCGGTATATTATGTGACCATTGATCTTCATTTCTATTATTAGTAATAATATCAGTAGGCCAGACATCGAAGTGATCACAAATCTTCTTGAGTTCATTTCCTGTCTGACTAAAG